ATGAGGTATTGGTTGCAGATAGAATTGCAGAAACTCAAGGTTGGATAGACCTAGAGATTCATCACCATGCTGATAATTCAAAACCAAGAAGCCAGTATCTTCCACTTCTAAAGCTGTCTACTGAAGAGGATCCCTACAATGATCGCAATGCCTTTTACTATGCAAGAGAACTTTTCTTCTATGGTTATTACGAAGAGGCAGCTATAGAGTTTAAAAGACATCTATCTTTGCCTAAGGCTACCTGGAATGCTGAAAGAGCCGCATCCTACAGATACCTTGCAAAGTGTCAACCATCTGAGGCTATCTCTTGGCTTCAGCTTGCAGTTAATGAAGATGCTTTAAGAAGAGAGGCCAAGGTTGAGCTTGCTCTCCAGTATTATATGATTCAAGACTGGGAAAACTGCTACAAGTATTCTACAGATGCCACCGCTATTGAATCAAAGCCTCTTGATTATCTCTGTGAACATTTTGCATGGGGAGCCATGCCATATGATCTAGCAGCTATTTCTGCATACTATTTAGATAAAAGAGAAGAAGCTTTGGTCTATGGCCTCAAGGCCGTAGAGCTAGATCCTAATAATGAAAGAATGCTAGCCAACCTTAATTTATATAAAATGCTATAGTCATATTTCAGAGGTATGGTAAACTATAGGTATGTCTAATCCGTCCAATCTATATGCTGAAAAGGTATTTGCTGAGCATCCATTGGCATTATGGACGTTTGATGAAGATGTTGATTATCTAACAAGGATCTCTGCTGATCGTAATATCCTTAGTTGGGGAGTTTCAAGCCTTTCTACTGTAGACTATACTTCTGGCGAAGTCTCTGATGAGGAAGCGGTTGGAACACCTTTTCCAGAAATTCCTGCACAAAAAATAAAGTCAGTTAGGGCTGCTAGCCCTATCCCAAACCAAAAGCTTTCGATTATTCAGCCAGGATTAATTTTAGAATCATCATTGAATCCTGATATGCAAACAATGACAGTATCTTTTTATACAAAAATAACACATTCTTATACAACTGGTGTTGAGATTGGATATTATACTAGACAAAAAACTTTTCCAAATACATTAACATTTGGTGCATCTCAAAGCTTTGCTGCTCCAATACCAAATGAATGGTCTATGTATTCTGCAACTTTTGATCTACCATTTAATAATCAAGATATTAAAATTTTTATTTCATTCTCTTATATTGACCAATTGGCTATAGGAGGCTCTGATCCAACAAATGGATATAACTTTATTATTAATGGATTAAATGTTGGTCAGTGGGCAGAAGAATTTGTTGCAACCTCCTTGGGCGTATCAGTTGACACAAATAATTATTTTTTGAATGAAAGCAATACTGCTTTGGATCCAATAACCCTTATGGCAGAAGGATATATTCCTGCATATCAGTATGGCTTGGGGTCAAATGATGGACGGTACTTGGTCTCTAACAATAGACTGTTGGCAAAAAATACATCATTGCCAATGGTTTATGGATCATCAAATTTAACTAAGATTATTCCAAATCCAGGAAATATAATTTTTACAAATCCTCCAGTAGGAGTTACACCATTGCCAAATATGGCATATCCATCAATGATGATTCCAAGTATTGGAATGTTAACAGATAGCGGTAGGTATAGTAATTATACCTTTGAGACCTGGATTAGAGTTGATAATAGGTCTGAGGTAGAGAGAAAGATACTTGGTCCAATGTTTTCAAATGATGGACTTTATGTAGAAGGTCCATTCCTTAGATTAAAAATTGGATCAGGTGTTGGTTCATATTTTGTTGGTGAGTGGTATAGGCCAATGCTTATTCATATTAGAATTGGTATCAACTCAGCAAGCCTACTTGTAAATGGTGAGCAAGTTTTATCTATTAACTTTACAACCTCATCTTTAGTATTCCCAGCAGTTAGATATGCAAATGAGTGGGGATTCTTTGCCTATCCAGATGTTCCAATTGTTGAAATTGAATGCCCTGCTGTATATTCTTACCTTGTTCCAATTGCTGTTGCTAAGCGTAGGTTTGCTTATGGTCAAGCAGTAGAATCCCCAGATGGAGCCAACAAGTCATTTGGTGCAGTGACTGCATTTATTGATTATTCTGTGGCCGATTATACTAACAACTATCAATATCCAGATATGGGTCGCTGGGGGCAGGGAATTTTAGAAAATGTAAATGTTGAAGATAATACCCTATCTTCTCCAACATATTCTTTGCCAGAGTTTGTGTTTTTAAATACTAATTACGATGCCTGGTTTGCTGATCAGTCATCCAATACAGAAGAATATTTTACATTTGAAAATGATCCAGGATTTATAAGATTTGGCAATCTCGCTATTACATCTCAGCAAACTAAGGGAGTCTATGTAATCTTTGAAACTTCTACACTCCCAGAGGCTGAGCAAAATATTATAAAGATTGTAGATAAAGCAAGTGCTGACTACATTAGAATGGCTCTAGTTGGAGACGTGGTTAAGTGTTATATAAAGACAAGAGGAATAGAATCTTTATTTTATGAGCAAGAGGGAATCGCCGTAAATAATAAAGTATTTGTTGGATTGGCTTTTGAAGAGTTTTCTACAGACTTTAATGGAGAGGTTCAGGCTTTTCTATCTAGATCAAATCAACTTGCAATGTTGGTAGCAGGAGATAGTTCTTTTGCAAACATGTTTACTGGGAAAATTTTTAAGGTTGGTGTATCAACCAAACGTAACATCAACAAAATTCTAAGCTATTTTAACGTACCAAACGTGAGCAATGCTGGATCACCAGGTGCTTTAGTGTGGGTTTATGTTTTAGATGAAAGCATGCCAAACCCATCTAATTTTGATGAAATATTTAGCCATGTAGCTACATATACCTTAAAGCCATCAATTAAATATAATAAATATTCTATTACAGTTGCATCAGACTCATATTGGCAAGACTATCTTCCATTGTCTTATTTTGCACAATATGTAACTAATGTGTTTGGTCAGCCATATGTTGATCTTGATCTTATTCAGTTTAATATTGATTATCCAGCCACTCCAATTTTTGATGGTAATTCATTTGATACGTCAAATGCTCTTGTTAGATCTTTTATAAGTTTTCAACTATTGGTAGATGGTGCTACAAACACCCTAGATACCTTTACTAATGTTGTTGGTGCTCCAGCAAATGGCGTACTAGCTATTGATGATTCTAGTTGGATGAACACAGTTTATGAAGTAGTGGACGGTACAGTAATATATCCACCTAAAGATGTTCCAATTAATAGTTTAGCTATTGTCACACATATTCAGATTCAAACAAATAGTGCCAATGAGGATGTGGTTAACATTAAGAGAATGCAGTATGCATCTCAGGCATTTAACGCAGATACTGCAAATCCAATTGGAACTAAGTTTAACGTACCAGTTTATCCATATCAGAGGTATGCCTCCCTATTTGATTATAAGAGTAGAAACCCATATAGAATTTATAAGGGCAACACCCCACACCTATATCTGACCAAAAAGACAGGTCTACAAAAGTTGGGTGATTATGATGCTTTAATCAATAGAGGATTCCTGATTCCAATTAATGAGAAGGTGGCAGATAGATACCGTGTTATGGCAGCACAGATGTTTGTTTATGCTGGATCAGACAGATTCCCTGCTGATCAAATTAAGGTATTTGAGATTCAGTCTCCATCACAATATATTAAGGTTTACATGAGACCAGTTGGGGCATCTAGAAATAGAGCACTGCTTTATGCAGTGGATGCTAAAACAGGTGCTCAATACAATGGGTTAGCCTTCTATATTAATGGAAAGATTGTAAAGGATCCAGTGATCTCTATTAATGAATGGACCGTCGTAGGAATTAGATTTGCTATTCCAATGATATTTGATAACTCAGTGGGAGCAATTAGAGTCACAGGACCATTGTTAGTTAACAATATTTCATATTATGAGTCTAGTGGTCTTCAAGAAGTAGAGCGTCAGTCATTTAGGCTTTGGGATGCTGTTGCTTTTGGAACTAATACCTGGGCATTTTGGAAAGATCTAGTTAATAGATTTGGAGAAAGCTATATGTGGGAAAATATACTGGTTGTGTCGTCAACTCAGTATACTGGTGTAAGTCCTGAAGATATTTATAATGCCTATACAGGTACCAGTAGGATTGTTGGTGATGACGATGCCACTTTCTACATAGGTGGAACACAATTTAAGACAATTAATAACATTTCTTGGTCAACTACCATGACAAAACCGCTATAGTATGGTATACTATTGTTCATGAATGAGAAGTTTCCTGGTCAAATTGGTGATTCTAAAATCACAATCTTGGATAAGCAGTATGACTGGGGTATTTATTTCTGGAAAAAGGCAAATGGAAAGCCTTTTACAGATGGAAACGGAAATGTTTTAAACATTCCGTCCCATAGGGGTGACCAGATTCAAATCGCCAAACTAGTACGAGAAGCCACTGCACTTGGTCACGGAGATGGCTCGTACGAATTTATGCCTGGAGTTTCCAGGGTAACAGATGAAGAGTACAGTGAGCAAGTAGACCGTATGAAGCAGGGACTTATTCCTAATCTTAATGATCTTGGTGCTGTAGCTGCTGCTAAGCAGACAATCCAGATGTATGGAGATGATGAATAATGTCTAATGAATATATTGTTGGTGCAAACATTGATGATTTGCCATCTGAGGATGACACCTATAAGCGTCAAGATCCATTTAATAAAACTTGGGATGACCTTAAAGACCTTAATGGTCTAGAAAAGAATTTTAAGCGTAGAACTGACAGAATTGCCAAGGCTCAATATGAGACTGCTATGGGTAATAACGTTGACGTATATTCAGATAGCTACAACCGTACTGCATCTACACGCAGTGCTGGTTTAGACGGTAGCGGTACAAAGCAGATTAATCCTGGTACTGTATATCGTAATGGTTATGGCCTATTCGATGTAATTACTCCTCCTTGGAACCTGTATGAGCTTGCTAGCTTTTACGACATGTCTTTTGCAAACCACGCAGCTATTGATGCAAAGGTTGAAAACATTGTTGGTCTAGGATATGACTTTGTTGTTTCCGATAAGACTCAGCTAAAACTAGAGCAGAACATGGATAACGATCAGCGTGATCGTGCTAGGTCTAGGATTGAGAAGCTAAAGATTGAGCTTCGTGACTGGATTGAGAATCTAAATGATGATGATTCCTTTACTCACACAATGATGAAGTTCTTTACTGACGTACAGGCAACTGGAAATGGATACCTTGAAATTGGTAGAACCACCAAGGGTACCATTGGATACATTGGACACATTCCATCTACCACAATGCGTGTTCGTAGACTAAAGGATGGATATGTTCAGATTATTGGACAGAAGGTTGTTTACTTCCGTAACTTTGGTGCTAAGAACCCTAACCCAATTACTGGAGATCCACGTCCTAATGAGATCATTCACTACAAGGAATACTCTCCACTAAATACTTACTATGGTGTTCCAGACATTATGTCTGCTATCTCTGCTTTGCAGGGTGACAAGTTGGCAAACCAATACAACATTGACTACTTTGCTAACAAGGCAACTCCACGTTACGTTATTACTCTAAAGGGTGCAAAGCTATCTGCCGAGGCAGAAGACAAGATGTTTAGATTCTTGCAGACTAGCCTAAAGGGTCAGAACCACAGAACTCTATACATTCCTTTGCCTGGTGACTCAGATATGAACAAGGTTGATTTTGAGATGAAGGCCATTGAAAACGGTATTCAGGAAGCATCATTTAATGAATACAGAGTTCGTAACCGTGAAGATATTCTTATTGCACATCAGGTTCCTCTATCCAAGCTTGGTGGTGGAGACAGTGCATCTATTGCAGCTGCTATTGCACAGGATCGTACGTTTAAGGAGCAGGTAGCTAGACCAGCTCAGCGTAATCTTGAGAAGATGCTCAATAAGATTATTCGTGAATATACAGATGTTCTTGAGATTAAGTTCAACGAGCTTACTCTTACAGATGAAATCGCTCAATCACAGATTCTTGAGCGTTATGTTAAGACTCAGGTCATTACTCCAAATGAGGCTAGACAGCAACTTGGTTTGCCTATGCGTCCAGATGGAGATAATGTCTTTGAAATGACTCCTCGTCAGGCAACTGATATGAGAGCTAATACTGCACAGAACCGTACAAGGGATGCAGAACGAGCTAACAATCAGTCTGATGGAGAGGCAACAGTATCTGGTCGTAATGCCCAGGGAGAGGGAGCAGCTTCAGAATAATTGTTGCAATTTAGTAACAATTTGATAAAAAGGCTCTATAATTAAACTAGCATGACTATATCAAAGGCCCAGTGGGATATGGAGGGGGACAACGTCCGTCTCTCAATGCCCTTTAGCAAGGTAGATCAGGAACGTCGTATCGTTTCTGGGTTTGCCACACTCGACAATGTTGACAAGCAGTCTGACATTGTAACTACTGAAGCCAGCATAAAGGCATTCAAGAAGTTCCGTGGTAACATTCGTGAAATGCACCAGCCAATTTCCGTGGGTAAAATGATTGGCTTTAAGGAAGACAAGTACTTTGATCCAGATACAAAGAAGTTCTATACTGGAGTATATGTGTCTGCATATATCTCTAAGGGTGCTCAGGATACTTGGGAGAAGGTTCTAGATGGAACTCTTTCTGGTTTTTCCATTGGTGGAAAGATGAACAAGTATGAGGATGCTTATGATGAGAAGATGGACAAGGCTGTCCGTATTATTAAGGATTATGATTTGACAGAGCTATCACTAGTTGACAACCCTGCAAATCAGTTTGCAAACATTCTATCGATTCAGAAGGTTGATGGCGTAGATGTTATTAAGGGTGATGCAGTGGAAACTGTTCTAGAGAATGTATTCTGGGATTCAGAGTCTGGATTGGTCATGCTATCTGAGAATGAGTCTGAGACAAGTCCAACTAGCGGTGCTCCAATGCAAAACATAGGTTTCGTTGAGAAATCAGATAACGAAAAAACAGAAATGATAAAGTTCTTAGTTGATAGTGCTAAAGGCATTAATCTTTCTAAGATGAACAAGGAGGAAGATCCGATGACTGATGCAACAGATCCAAAGGTAGTTGAAGAGACTACTGTCGTTGACGCAGCACAGGTCGCTCCAGAGGCAGATACTGAAACCGCACTCCACGAGTACGGTGAGGTGCTTAAGACAGATGACAATGATGAAGACGAAATTGCTGGTTCAAAGACTCCAGAGGAGGCAGACGACATGTCTGGCACTGAGGATGATGAAGACGAGCTAGGCAAGTCTGCTCCAGCAACCGAGGAAATTTCTGAGAAGTCAGATAACTCTGAGGCATCTGTTGAAGTAGCTGAAGATGTATCAAAATCAGATGATGTATTCGCTAATGCTATCACAGAAATGAAAGATGGCATAACATCAGCCTTTAGCGATCTATCCGCAGTCGTAAAGTCACTAAATGACGAGATTGTGGAACTAAAGAAGTCGCTTGGAGTAGTAAATGCAGAGCTAGCCTCTGTAAAAAATGAGGTAAATACTACAAAGAGCAGCTTGAATGAATTTGGAAAGGGACTAGATGCCGTTGTGGCAGATACCGCTTTCCGCAAGTCTGGCGATCTTGGCGAGATCGTACAGGAAGTTCAGATAGAAAAGTCTGGACAATCCCTATGGGGCGGTCGTTTCCTCAAAACTGCCGACTTATTTCGATAAGCAATCACTTAGGAGGTGACAATATGTCGGAAGAGATTATCAAGAACAACCCAGACGCAGCTGGTGACGACTCTGGTCTATTTAACGGAGAAGGTGCCTTTGCTTCTGGCTCAAATGCTGGTGCTGATGTACCTGGTAACTATCGTAGTGGTGGTATCATTGGAAACATTCCAACAGCTGAATTTGGTGTAACATCTGGTGCTAACGCTGTTAACCCTTCTGGTGAGGCAGGTAGCGGTATCCTACGCCCAGAGCAAGCACGTCGTTTTATTGACTACGTGTGGGATGCTACAGTTCTCGCCAAGGATGGTCGTCGTGTAACTATGCGAGCAAACACCATGGAACTAGAGAAGGTCAATGTTGGAGAGCGTGTTATCCGTGCAGCTGCACAGGCTAACGGTGACTACACCAACACTGGTGCGACATTTACAAAGGTGGAGCTAACCACCAAGAAGATCCGTCTAGACTGGGAGGTCTCAGCTGAGACACTAGAGGACGGTATTGAAGGTGCTGCTCTAGAGGACCACCTAGTTCGTCTAATGACAAACGCTTTTGCGAATGACATTGAGGATCTAGCTATTAACGGTGACGGTGGCAACGATGCATTCCTTGGAATTCTAAACGGTTTCGTAAACCGTGTTAAGACCAATGGCGATGCACACGAGGCTGTTGTTACAGTTGCTGACAACGCATGGACTCCAGAGGTAATGCAGAACATTATCCTTGCCATGCCACGTAAGTACCGTGCACTTAAGTCTAACCTTAAGTTCTACGCAGGTACTGATGCATTCCAGGGAATCGTTAAGAACAACGGTACCTTGGCAGACGCTATTGCTGAGGCATTTGCTGGTACTCCAGCAGGTACCCCTGCAAACCGTCAGGCATACCTAGATGGTGCTGCTCAGACCTTTGGTGGAGCACGTACCACTCGTGTACTAGGCATCGATGTTCAGGAAGTTCCTTACTACCCTGCAGGTTATGTAGACCTTACATTCCCTCAGAACCGTGTATGGGGATTCCAGCGTGACATCACTGTTAACCGTGAGTACAAGCCAAAGAAGGACACCATTGAGTACACCGTATTCGTACGTTTCGGTATTCAGTGGGAGGAAGAGGACGCTGTAGCATTTGCTGATGCAGCTGCAGACAGCTAAACCTTAAAAATCCTTTAATTAGGGGGCAGGGGCATCTAGCTCCTGCCCTCTTCTTATTAATCTGTTATAATTAAATAAACATAGGAAGGAATATATGTCAGACGAAATCATTAAGGATGAGCCAGTTATGGCTGTGCTAGAAGAGGGTGAGCCAGTTATCTCAGAAGAGCTAGCTGAAAAGTATAACGAAGCCGTCAAAGAGCTATCCAAAAAGAAACCAGAGGTTGTAGAAGAGACAACTGACAATGGCATTATTGCATCTGAGGCGGTAGTTGGACCAAAGAAGACAGCTAAGACCGCAGTTAGTACAATTGATGGAACAATTAGTTCTAATGGTGCTAATAGAAAAGATAAGGCTGCTCCAAAGACTGAGAAGAAGTCTGAGACAGTAGCTATCCATTCAACAAGAAACGTAACTTGGAGTGGTGTTGGTAAGGTCTATAGAGGCTATAACATCGTTACCAAGGAGGCTGCTGAGCAGTGGCTAAAGCGTGATCACACTAGACTTGCGACACCAGAAGAGGTCGCAAAGGAGTTTAACATCTAATGGAAATATTGAGGGTTCCACCATATCCAATTACAGCAACATGGACATTACCAATTCCTAGCTACACATACACCTTGTATGTTGAGGATTTGGTGGACCACTCAATTGAAACATCAACTATCGATTCTGACGAGAATGGGGTAGTAAATTATGTTATTCCTGTTGCTAAGGTACAGTTCGATAGGCAGTTCTTGATTAGATTTTATGATACTGAGCAAGAGCACATTCTTTATGAAGAGAATTTGGACATCATTAGACCATACGTAAATCCTGCATCTTTGGGGACAACTCCATCAGAAATTGCTGAATATAAGATGCATGAGCTAGTTGCTAGATCAATTATTGATACATATACTGGTGATGGTTTTTATAACCACAAGTCTATTTACCAGGTAGAGGGCAATGGTGCAGACTATATGCCAGTATGGCGTGACGCTAACCGTGTGCTAAAAGTTTATGAAAACAATATCCTTGTTTATGATATTGATACCCCAGAAACAAATCTTTATAACTATAGAGTTACTCTAGATAACTCTGCAATTATTAGAGAAGCAACAGAGCTAACAAATAGAATTGTTTCCGCTAATCCAATTGTTCCTATTTCTAGAGGAGATTTGGTTTATGATGGAAGACGTTATGGTCAGTTCCCTAAGGGATTTGACTACATCTTTGTTTTAGATGAGGGTTTTAGGGCGGTACCACCAGATGTTGAAAGAGCAGCTACGCTACTCATTAATGATATTAAGTGTGGAAAGCTCGATTACTACACAAGATATGTAACCTCTTATAACACTGATCAGTTTAAAGTTCAGTTTGACAAGTCAATGCTGGAAGGAACAGGAAACGTAATCGTAGACCGTATACTTGATAAGTATATTAAGTCCATTACTAAGATTGGAGTGCTATGATAGGCTGCAATTCAACTGACTTCATGTTTCCTATGATGGCTGACATTTTTCATCCAATCGTTGAGCAAACTCCTGGATATGGAACTATTAGTAAAACTTGGGTTTTAGATAGAACTGCTGTTTGCAGTTTTACTCCTGCAGGATCTTCTGCAAAAGAGGAGATTGTTCCAAATGTTGACTTAACACAAAGCTCTCTATTGGTTGGTAGGGTAAAGGAAGACATTAGAGTTTCTTCAAGAGAAAATCCAAATTCACTAACGAATGTACTAATTAGCAACATCAAAGATGCAAATGGAAATCAAATTTATGTAGAGACTTCAGGTCCAAGAAAGGGCAAGGCTACAATTTTTGAAGTAGCAACTCAGCAACCATTTACAGGACCATTTGGTGGATCAGTAGAGTACTACAAGGTTGTCCTTAGAAGATCAGAGAATCAGGCGGTAGATCTATGATAACTGCCAGCTTTGACACTAGGTCATTTATGCGTGATCTTAATAATATTATTGAATATTCCGTAGGCTTCCTAGATGGTGCACAAAAAGGCAAGCCAGAACTAACACGTAGACTTGGTGCGGTAACTGTTGAAACTTTAAAGCAATATATTGATTCTAATGCTAGAGCAAATCCTATGTCACTACACCATGTTTATGAATGGTACCAGACTGGAAGTCCAGAAGCTAGATTGTTTGACATTGAATATACTGTAACTGGTATGGGACTTTCTATTAATTCTACATTTAGGCAGTCTCAAGTAATAAAGGCTGGATCGAATACACCTTTTTACAATAAAGCAACAATGATGGAAAACGGTGTATCCGTAACAATTAGACCAAAGAGATCAGACTATTTAGCTTTTGATACGCCAGAAAAAACAGTGTTTACAAAAAATCCAATTACTGTATCTAATCCTGGAGGATCAGAAGTTGTTGGGTCATACGAAAGAACATTTGAATCATTTTTCAATAATTATTTCTCTCAGGCATTCTTAGGCAAGAGTGGCCTACTATCATTCCTATCAGATACTTCAGCATTTAAAGATAATATGCGTAAAGGTAAAAGAGCTGGTAGGGCTGCTGGTATATCTACTGGCTATAATTGGATTATTAATTTGGATGAGGTAGCATAATGGCACAGTCTTTATATAACACACCAATTGTGTGGATTAATAGTTATCTACAGGAAAAGCTTCAACAGGACCTAGGTTTTGATTCAATACCATTCTTTCCAACTAGCCCATCCACCATTGACAATCTAACTGAATTATTTCCAGAAGGTGGAATGATGGCGGTATATGACAGAATGTTTAGAATGCGTCGTAAACCATTCCCCCATATCAAAACAGAGCAAGTCCTGTATTACTTCTATGCTACAGCTTCAAATAACTACCTAAATATGATTAGATTGCAAGAAAATGTTCTACGTCTTATGGACAGAGAAGATGAGTCAGCTGAAGAGATTAATGCTTGGGCTAGAGGGAAATCCATTACTATCAACGGAGAGACTTTCTCAAATAACTTCTATTTCCATAAGTTTAAGGTTTATCAGCTTGAAGAGGCTAGAGATATCGTAGACTTTGGAACAGCACGTACTTATGCTGGTAATAAGATTATTATTGATTATGAGTATCACCTTAGCGTAGATCCTAATGATCCTAGCTTTTAAATAAGTTTATAAATAGACTGGTATACTTAGACTTGAGGAAACAAAGCCCTCTTATCCATATAACGAAAAAGAGGTGAAAAATTATGGCATATAACAGAGGTACAAGTGCAAACATCATCGTTGGTGCAGCTGCTCTATTCACTTATGAGGCAGGACCAATCGGTAAAGATGTTGACGGAAAGCTAACTGATACTCAGGCAGCTCTTGACCTACCAGCTTACGTACCAGGTACCAGCTACAGGGACACCCTTGAGGCAGATACTGACTTCCGTAACGTTGGTTATACAATGAACGGCCTAGAGCTTCAGTTCCAGCCAGACTTCGGTGAAGTACAGGTTGACCAGGTTCTTGACGTTGCTAAGCTTTACAAGCAGGGAATGCAGGTTAACCTAAACACCACATTCGCTGAGTCCACTCTGGAGAACTTGCTCTTTGCTCTTGCTGGCAAGGACACAGATCTAACAACTGTTGCAGGAAACCCAACACTACGCCTATCGGCTGGTGACATTGGTGAGTGCCCAGTTGAGCGTGGTCTAGTTGCAGTTGGACCTGGTACAGGAGACTGTGACCTAGGTTCAAGCATTGAGCGTGTTTATGTTGCTTACCGTGCACTTTCTATCGAGAGTGTTACAGTATCTGCAAAGCGTGATGAGGCTACTATGTTCGAGGTATCGTTCCGTTTGCTTCCAAACGACTCTGCATCTTACGGTAAGGTTGTAGACCGCACCGTACCAGCTAGCTAATAGCTGTCCTATAACTTAATATTCAGAACCGTCCTAGTTTAGTGCTAGGGCGGTTTTGTTTTTTTGGTACAATAGTAGGATGGCAACAAAAATATATGAAAGTGGCACGGTACACACCATAGATGGAGAAGAGCTCTACTTGACACCACTAAAGATAAAGTATTCCAGAGAATTCATGAAAGCTTTTGATAAGGTAAGATCTGCTGACAATGATGATGAAGCAATAGCAAAAATTGTAGATTGCATTGTCATAACTATGAAACAATATATGCCATCCTTGAAGACAGCAGAAGATGTGGAAGACAGTTTTGACTTGCCTACATTATATAAAATTCTAGAGATTGCTGGAGAAATTACAATCAGTAACGAAAAGAAGGATACTGTAGTTAACCAGGCTAACAACTCAGAATCTAGTTGGGAGACTTTAGACCTAGCAAAGATGGAATCAGAAGCATTTTTGCTGGGAATTTGGAAAGACTACGAAGATCTAGAGTTATCATTATCTATGCCAGAATTGATTGCAACGTTAAATGCAAAAAGAGATGCAGACTATAACGAAAAGAAATTTTTAGCTGCTATTCAAGGTGTCGATCTAGATAAAGAAACTGGTAGAAAAGAAGAAGATCCTTGGGAAAAGATGAAGGCAAGAGTATTTAGTAAAGGTAAGTCAGCTAATCCAAATGACATTACTTCATTACAAGGATATGCTGCTCAAAAAGCTGGGTTTGGTATTGGCATGGGGCTTGGCTATGAGGATTTAACCCAAAAATCTTAAGCCTATTATGTTATAATTGACTTACCCCTTTAAGGAAACAGAGAGGAAAATATGACTACAACGGTCAACGAAACAAAGACGATCACATTGATGGACGGAACAGAGCTATCTGTACGACCACTGAAGATTTCGCTGCTACGTGAATTCACCAAGAAATTCGAGGGAATTGCTGACATTGCAGAGGATAACGACAAGTCAATGGATTTGCTTATTGAGTGTGTTCAGATTGCTATGAGACAGTACAAGCCAGAGCTTGCTGCTGACATGAAGGCATTGGAGGACATCCTTGATTTGCCAACCGTTTACAACATTATTGAGGCTGCATCAGGTGTAAACCTAAATGGAACTTCTCTAGTGGGACCAAACGTAACAAACTAGTTAACACGAGGTGCTGATGAATGGCTGATATTGAAGCTAATATTGGAATAGGAATTGATACGTCCAATGCTTTGGCAGCTATTAGAGGTCTCCAAAGAGAGATATCAGCCTTTCAAAAGCAATTACAAACCTCCTCTGCTGCAAATGCAAATCAAGCAGCAAATCTGCAACGAGCTTTAATCTCAGATATTAATGCTACTGGCAAGTTTGCTGCTAGGCTTAAGACGATTGCGTCTAGTACTGAAACATTTACAAATGCTCTAGAAAAGAATAAGCTCTCTATGGGAGAGTACTTCAGGTATGGAGCTGCTAGCACTAAGGCTTTTGGCCAAAGTTTTGTTAGCGAATTTAACACCATTGAGAAGGTGGCTCGTGAAAGAGTAAAGACTCTTCAGACACAGTTTATCTCCCTTGGTCGTGATGCATCTGGTGCACTAAAGGCTATTTCTGTTAGACCACTTGCACTAGACATGAATGATCTGTCTACTCAGACAGCTATTGCTGCACAGAAGCAGCAAATTTTTAATCAACTTCTTAGACAGGGTTCCACTAACCTTCTAAACTTTGGTAAGAACACCCAGTGGGCTGGTCGTCAGCTTATGGTTGGTTTTACAATTCCGCTCTCTATTTTTGGAACTACAGCTGCAAAGACATTTATGCAGATGGAAGAGCAGGCTCTACGCTTTAAGCGTGTGTATGGTGAGCTTTTCACCACTGAGGCTGAAACCAATGCTATGGCTAAGCAGATTCAGGAGCTAGCTCTTGAGTTTACTAAGTATGGTGTTGCTGTAGAAGGCACTATGTCTCTAGCAGCAGATGCTGCAGCAATGGGTAAGCAGGGTGCAGATCTAACTGCCCAGGTAGCAGAAGCAACAAGGCTTGCAGTTCTTGGTAACGTAGAACAGGCTCAGGCTCTAGATACAACTATCTCTTTGACAAATGCTTTTGGTACTGCTGCTGATCAGCTAGCTCAAAAGATTGACTTCCTAAACGCAGTTGAAAACCAAACTGTAACATCTATTGAAGACTTGACTATTGCTATTCCAAAAGCTGGTCCTGTTGTTCAACAGCTTGGTGGAGATGTAGAAGACCTAGCCTTCTTCCTAACTGCTATGAAGGAAGGTGGAATTAATGCCTCTGAAGGTGCTAACGCTCTAAAGTCAGGTCTTGCATCGCTTATTAACCCAACTGACAAGGCATCTCAGATGCTTCTTGGTTTTGGTATTAACATTGACAAGATTGTTGAATCTAACAAGGGTGACGTACGTGGAATTGTTCTAGACTTTGCTAAGGCATTGGATACCCTAGATCCTACTGCACGTGCTCGTGCTATTGAGCAGCTATTTGGAAAGTTCCAGTTCTCACGTCTATCTACTCTATTCCAAAACGTAATTGGCGAGGGTACACAGGCACAAAGAGTTCTAGAGCTAGCAAATGCAACAACTGGCGAACTAGCAGCTCTATCCTCACGAGAGTTGGGAAGACTAGAGCAATCAACTAGCTATAAGTTCCAGAAAGCAATTGCAGAAATTCAGGCAGCACTAGCCCCAGTTGGAGAAGACTTCCTAAAGGTTGTAACTCCAGTAATTGAATTTGGTACAAAGGTTTTGGATGCATTCAACAATTTGGATGCTGGAGTTAGACAGTTTGTTGTTAGTGCAACCGTAGTCCTTGGTGGACTTGGCCCTATTTTGATCATGACATTTGGTCTATTGGCTAACGGTGTTGCAAATGCTCTTAAGGGCTTTGCATTCCTACGTGAAAGATTCCTTGGTCTTGGTGGACAAAGCACAATCCTAGGTGATCAGCTAGACTACATGACCCAGCAACAGCTTGAAGCAGCTTCAGTAGCAGCATCGCTTGATCAGGTTCACAATGTACTTACACAAAGATTTACATCTGAAAAAGATGCAGTAGAGGCTCTTACAGCAGCATATCGTAGAAATGCAGCAG